AGATACACTTGCTGAATCTGCCATTGTTAACTCCTATCCTAAAGCTATGGCTAACGCGGTCGCGGTGCCAGCTACTCCAGCACTACTCCCTAAATTAAAAGTAGAGGCAACACTTGTAACCGCTCCCCCTGACCCAGCACCGTCACAAAAAACAATGTCTGAGGTTCCATTTGGTATGGATACTGTTGCACCCGACCCTTGTTGGATAGTAGCACTTCTACCACCAGTTAAAGAATTTTGAATGATAAAAAATTTAGCCGCTGTATTTGGCGCAATAGTTACGACATTTGTGCCACCTAAATCAGAACCGCTATCTTTAAGGTTTATGACAGAAAACATTCCTGTCTGCACATTACTTTGCCCAGAAGTAGGAGAGGCTGCTCGTATAGTAAGATCTGTAGTTAAATCTGAAGCTGTTAAGTCAGCCGCACCAGTCACTCTGTCAAAAATATCAAAGTTAAAGTTGGTAACATCGCCCCAAGTACCTGATAGTTCGCCAGAAGCTGGCTTTTCTATACCTAGATTTGTACTGAATGAACTAGCCATTTACTGCTCCTATGCCGCTATCTCTATCCAATTTGGAGTTTGAGAAGGAGTTTCCTCCGACCAAGCAGTTGTCGTTACTGTAACCGTTGTCCAATTTGGATTCTGGCTAGGAACGATAGCTGAGTATATTTGAACTATACCAACATTTCCTGTTACTGCAACCCCTGTAACATCAACTTCTATAGAAGGTACAGCATTTACTGAGCCAAGTGCGCTTGTAGCCGCTACGCCTGTAACAGCGAAAGAAGATGTTCCGGTGACTGTTAAAGAACCAAGTGCGCTTGTAGCCGCTACTCCTGTAGCAAGCACCAAAGCTGAAGCTGTGACTGCTTCTTCGCCAAGGCTTGTTGTTGCTACCGCGCCAACACCGACAACATTTGCAGAACAGTTTGTTGTTTCTTCGCCAAGTGCGCTAGTACCAGCTATCCCTGTTAGTGCAACTACACTTGTTCCTGTAACAGTGACAGAGTTAAGTAAAACAGAGGCAACTACACCTGTAGCTATACCATCAATAGATGGTATAGCAGTAGCATTCCCTAGTGATGTTGTAGCTGATACACCAGTAACAACGACGGGTATGGCTTGGTTCCAAGCCCCTTGATTCCAAGTTCCTCTGCCCCAACCCGTGATATTAGCCACAATACTACTCCATTATGCTATACGGATAATGGCATTACTCGCATCTGCTGTAGGAAACTGAATAGTAAACGTCCCAGAAGTAGAAGTTTTATTAGAACTAAAATCTAATACTGCTACTGCTTTATTACTATTTGTATCATTATAAATTAAAGCACCCATTGCTGTAATAGTAGCAGTGGTAAAACTCAAATCAGCAAAATCAGTAAGTGCAGTAGTACCAGAAGCTGAAGGGGCTACTTTTGTAAGAGTTCCCCCACCTGTAGCGTATGTGCCACTTGAAGCGACTTCCCCTGTTGTGACAAAAGCTGTTGTTGTAGCACCTAAAGTAGCCGTGGTGTTTGATTTCCCCCCACTACCCTCTGCATACAATGCCAATTTAAAAGCATTACCATTTGTCGCAAAATTGTGTGTACCTGTTAAAAGCTCTGTTTTAAACGAAGTACACATTGCTTGTGCAATAGCCATTAGAGTCTCCCTATAGCTTTAGCTAGTTCCAATTGACCAGCTTCACGAACCTTGGCGCAAATACTAGCACGTTCTTCTTTCTTCGCCAACTCTATATAATACTGCGCTAGATACCTAACTCTATCTTTAAATGCCTCAGCTTGTAAACGAATAGGCTCTGGGGCTTCATTAGACACATAAAGCAATTTACTAGCTAACATATCAGCTATTTGGTCGTTAGATAAACCACCTTCATCCGAAGTGATTATATTAACCGCACCTATCGCAGAAGGTGATTCAAACATTGTCATGCCTTCCAAAAATAACAGGGTCACTTTCTATGGGTTCCGGAGGTGCGAATTCAGATTGTTTAGCTATCAAAAGCCCACCTTCTTGCACTGTTTGTACTAGAGGATCATCAAGTCTGTGGTAGCCGTATAGTTTTTCATTGTCTGGAACATTAGTATCCAGTAGCCCAGACTTACTAGCTATTTCTATTTTTATACCTTTTGATACAGCAATAGCACACCAAAACTCAACACATGCTCTGCCTGATTCAGCCATATTTACATTTTTATAAGTGAAATCTATACCGTATAAACATATAGTTTTAACTTTTGACCAAACTGCATACGCAACGGCATACGCTACAGTATTGTTGAAGTAACAAAATTTTAACTCTGTTGCTATTTCTTTTAAAGGGTACAACTCTAATTGTTTAACTCGTTTATCTAACTGACAAGTTATAATAGGTTTTTTGTTTTCCTTTAGAAATTTCCTAGCTATACCTGTTTGCGTTCCCGCATTTTCAGTGTCTAAAAACCTAGAAACAGGATCCATCATAAACGTCTTATCAACGTGTATAATCCCACCTATACAGTTTATACCCCAAACTTCGTTAAATTCTTGAGAAGCTATTCTAGCAGAAACATAATCTGAAAAGCTCCCACCAAGACCAACTATAGCTATTTTCATGTTCTCGCCCGACTAGGTAATCCTTGTCTGTACGCATCAGCATTTTCACGGGCTTCCGCTAAATCTTTAACTCGTCCTAACGATTCTATAAACCGACCATTATACAGATCCATCATATCTTTTTCACCTTTCATAAAGGTGTACGCTTCTACTAAACAACCGTACAGCATCGTATTAGGAGCATTTTCACTTAAATAAGTAAGAGTAGTATCAGCACTTGTGGAAACTACTGTCCCTGTAGCACCACTTGTACCCCCCGTCACTGTTTCACCCACGGTAAAATCAGTGCTTGGTATAATGATGTCTAAAACAGTCACACTTGTTATAGAAGATATAGTAGTTGTTGCCCCGCTCGTGCCACCTGTGATTGTTTCGTTAGCTTGGAAAGTACCACTCACACTGCTTACTGTCAACTCAAACTTACTTTCGGTAAGGCTAGTTGGTCTGTAATAATAATGGAGTTCTGAGCTAAATGCGGCATTTGGGGTAGGGGCTAAAATAAAATTTTGGTAATCATACACTGCATAATATTTAGGAACACCTGTAACAGAAGAATCAGGGTACGCTTCTTGCAAATAATTAACATCTTTTTGTAACAAAAATTCTTTACTAGAACTGTTTGTAATATTGACGCTAAATGCCGCTAAAAAATCTGTTGGCATGCCTAAGAATTGATTACCAGAAGATAACGCACCTGTGGCATTTTTACGGAATACTTCTAAGTCCACCGTCGTAAAAATACGTTGTTCAGTTGCTTTTACAAAATCAGAAAGATGAGAAACAAAAGATACCTCTGTGTTTTCTGTATAATCTTTGATAGCTTTTTTTAATTCAGTATAAGTAAAACTCATGGTGTGTTCGCCTGACCGCCCATGCCACTATGATTTGTACAATAGTAATACAACGTCGGAGCTCCAACGGCTACTGTTATTTGAGTGTATGCCCCTGAAGATCCCGGAGTCCCATTAGTGGTAACGCCTGTTGTATACTGTGAACCTCCACTATGCGTACCGCCAGAAGTTGCAGAAAACCTTAAAGGATGACTAGAGTTGCTACTGTCGGATTGATCAAAACGATATGTACTGCCCTCCGACAAACTAACCGTATCTTGTCTAACACTATCAATATAATATTTATTGGCTCCAAGATAAGAAGCAACTGTAACAGTGTAAGTAGCAGCTATGGATGTTCCTGTGCCAGAAGCTGTGACAGCACCAACAGATCCCGTTGCAGAAACACCTGTAACCTCTTCCGTTATGGGGGTTACAACATCCCCCCCTAAAGTTACTGTTCCAACCCGAGCAAAAAGGGAAGGCAAAAAAGGTTCAAGTGAAAAAGTGTTTGAATTAACCACAGGGAAAGAAACAACAACGCCAGAAACTTCCCTGATTTCTGGGCGAGGTTCATGCAAGCCTTGGGGCTCAAACGGAGGAGGGGTTGGGTCTAATTGTGGGTGTTTCGGTTCAAAACAATCAGGACAAGTTTTTAAGCCTGTCCATTCTTTCCGTAATTCTAAATAACGATAACGCTGACCGCACCTATCGCATATTGCAAGTGATTTTTTACCGATTGCATATTTCATGTGATAAAGGTGTAGTAATCCCTGCTAGGTGTTAAACTTAAAGTAGCGCGATCACGGTCTTCTGCCG